ATGGCTGTTACTGTTTTATCAGGTACGTCTGGAGCTTTGTACTACAAACCTGCTGGTACAACAGGGACATTCTCACCCTCAGACGTAACCATAGGCACAGAAACTATGGTTGTTCAATCCTACTTAAATTTAAAAGTAGGAGATCCAGTTAAATTTCAAGTTGTTGATTCTTCTTCTGGAGGATCAGGAACAGGAACTTTACCTGCTGGACTAACTGCGGGTACTGTCTATTACGTTAGTGCTTATACCGCAAGTACTGGAGCCTTAAAAGTTTCTGCTACTAATGGCGGTTCTGATGTAAACCTAACTGATGTTGGAACAGCAGCAGCTCCTAATGAGTTTGAAGTTTATTACAGTGATTATGCTGCCATTGGACAAGTTCAATCTTGGTCTTTTGAAGTAACAAGAGCAGAAATTGATGTAACTACTATTGGTCAAACCGTAGGACAAACAGCACCATTTAAGGCTTACATTCCTGGTTTTGCTGATGGTTCAGGTAATGCAAGTGTTTATGTTACAGACGAAGATGCTGCTTTATCTAACAGACTTGTAGAAGATGTTCTGCAACGTCAGCAAGTTGGAGCTGCATTTAGGCTTTACACAGATAAACAATCAACTGAAGCATTAAGCAGAAGTATTTCAATGGATGCTGCTTTACTTTCTGCAAGCTGGAACATCAACCCAGATGATGCACAGATGGTTGAGATTGCATTTAGACCAACAGGTGTTCCAACCTTTGATCTAAGTTCTTCTTCTTGATAATCGGTTAATACCCTTGGGCTAATGTTGCTCAAGGGTTTTTTATTGTCTAAATTTGTATATACAACCCCAATTATTTTCTATGACGGCTCCAAAGAAAAAACTTAGTGCTTTAGATCAACTTAAAAAAGCAGCTAATTTAAAATCTACTAAAAGAGAAGTTGAATTAAAAGATGGCTCTATTTTTGAATTTTATACAACGCCTTTAACAATGGCAGAAAGAGAAAGAGCACAGGCAGCGATCAAAAATAAAGATGATATGAACGCTATGGGATTACGTTTGTTTATTCAAAAAGCATTAGATGAGAATGGAAGGAGAAGATTTTCTGCTGGTCAATATGACGAATTAAAAAACGATGTTGATGATGCTACTTTGCAGAAATTGATTTTGGCTGTTATTGGTGGTGATGATGAAACAGAGGAGGAGGAACTCGACCCAAAAGACTAAAGGAAGAATTAAAGAAAGATAATTTGCTAAGGCTTCAGCTAGGAGTTGCAAAAGAATTGGGTTATACCTTGCAAGAGTTAAATAATAAAATTACTTTGAGTGAGCTGTATATATGGTCTGCTTACTTCGATTTATTGAACGAAGAACAGGCAGATTCTTTTAAAAGGGCTAAGTATCGCTAAACTTGAGGAGTTAAAGGGCCGATTGTTTAATGGGTTTAAATTCGCTTATAAAATTACGGCTTGATTCTGGGAACCTTCTCCAGAAGTTAAAGAAGATTACTGAGGGCAGCCAAAAGGTAGAGAAGGCTGTCAAGAGAATGAATAATAAGGCTGCTAATTCTGTTGTTAAGTTCAACAGAATGGGTAAGGCTGCAATGACCGCAGCTCCAAAGATGAGAACTTTGGGTAAAGCTGTTGGTGCAGCTCTTGGCCCTTTAGCTTTAGTTGGTGGTGCTATTGCTGTTGTAACAACAGGATTTAAAACGCTTGCAGATCAAGATTTTGCAGAAGCTAAATTAAAAAGTTTAAAGGTAGATGTTGATGCTTTAATTCCTTCTTTAAAAGGAATCTCTGACGAATTGCGAGGACAGGCAAGTGTCGTAGAGCTAACTCAAGGAGCTTATGATGTAGCTTCTGCTGGATTTATAAAAGCTGCTGACGCTGCTGCTGTTCTTAGAGCTTCAAGTATGGGAGCAACTGGTGGATTCAGTGATCTTAATACTGTTGCTAATGCAACAACCAGTGTTTTAAATGCTTATAATTTAAGTGCTAGTGAAGCTGAATCTGTTGTTGATAAATTTATTCAAACACAAAATGATGGAAAAATAGTTGTTGCTGAATATGCAAACAATATTGGTAAGGTCGCTGCTGCTGCTGCTGGTCTAAATATTCCATTAGAAGAAGTTAATACAATTATTGCTCAAGCAACTGCTTCTGGTGTTCAGGCTGAAGTGGCGTTCACAGGATTAAAGGGAGCTATGGCTCGGTTAGCAAGTGGACAAGCAAATAAAGCTTTATCTGATGTTGGCATTGAAGTTACTGCTGCTTCTTTAGCGGCTGATGGTTTTATCGGAACACTTAAAAAAATAGAAGAATCAGGTGCAGATGTTGGTTTGATTTTTAAAGCATTAGGAACGGAATCGGCTCCTGCTTTATTACCTGTTTTAAATAATTTAACGAAAGCAGAAGAGCTATTACAAAAACAGAAAGATAGTGCAGGTGCAGCCAAAGATGCTCAGAAGTTAGCAGCCGATACTATTAATGGTGCATGGAAACAAATAGGAACAACTTTACAAAATGCGTTTTCTGATCAATCAGAGTTTGGTGATGCCTTTAAGGAGACTTTGCTTGCAATTAATGAGTTATTGAAATTTACAATCAAATTATTAACTCCTATTCTTAAGTTCTTAGGCCAAATGGCTACAAAGCTATTTGAAATAACAGATCGAATTGGTAACTTTATAAATGCAGCTAAGAATTTTAAAATTCCTGGATTTAATCAAGCTGAAACACAAAACTTTGCTACACCTGAATCAAAAGCAGCTGCAAAAATAGAAGGTGCAACGGGTACTGGATTAACAGGACAAACAAAAGAAGAAGGAGCCAAATTAACAAATAAAGAATTATTAGAGGAAATCAATAAGATTTCGGGAATAGATGTAGAAAACAATGAAAAAAAAGTAAAGCTTCAAAATGATGTAAATAATGCTTTAACAACTGAGAAAAAGGACAAAGAAGATATTAATAAAATTGCAAAAGATGGAAATGATGAAGGTGTTAAGGCTTTAACAAAACAACAAGAGATGTGGCAATCAGTCAAAGAAACAATTGCTGGAGGATTACATGGTGCTGTTATGGGATTAATAGACGGCACAAAATCTCTTGGTGAATCACTTGCTGGTATTGCTAAACAAATTGCAAGCTTGATGTTAAAGAAAGCAATCTTTGGAGCGTTTAATTTGAACGCAGAAGGAGGATATAAACAAGGAGGATTCCAAGCGTTTGCTTCTGGAGGCATGGTTACAAAACCCACAATGGGACTTGTAGGAGAAGCAGGTGAGGATGAATATATAATTCCAGCTTCTAAGATGGCTCAGTCAATGCAACGGTATTCAGCAGGTGCTAGGGGTGAATCTGTTATCCCTGGCACTGGTCAACCATCCGCAGGAGGTGGAGCTAATGCACAAACAACTGTCAACTACTCTGGTCCAATATTGAACTTTAACTCTGAAGAATTTGTTCCTAAATCTGCAATAGGAGAAATTATTAATAGTGCAGCAACTAGAGGTGCAAAAGCTGGAGAAGTTAGAACATTAGCAAGCCTTCAAAATTCACGTAGTAAAAGGCAAGGAATAGGATTATGAGTTTTGTAGCATTAACTAATTTTATAACAATTACTAATCCAAATGGATCAGTAGAAAACATTACTGATAAATTCCAAAATGGAAGACACACTGCAATTAGTGGGTTTCAATACCTTTCTTTTATTTATCAGGGAGCTGCAAGAAATAGATCTGGCGATAACATGACTTCTTCTTTAATCCTTGCTAATAGTGAATTAAGCATGAATTATGCACAGCAAATTGTTATAAATAAATATCATATTAAAGTAGAAACTTGGTTAATGACAGAAGCTTTTGAAAAAAGCAAACAATTGTCAGAAGAAACTTGGCTAGCTTCTAACATGAGTTATAACCCTGAAAACATTGAGCTTATTTTAAGTTCTGCTATAGATGCTGTTGGTGCTAATGCTCCAGACAAGGTATTAACAAGAAATCTTGTTGGTTCACTTCCTGTTACTGGATCTTTGCAAAACAGGTGAAACCACATCAATTAATTGGTCTTCCTTATCGCCTAGGAGCTGACCCTGTAAAACATAAAGCTGGTGATTGCCTTTCTTTGGTTCGTACAGTATTAGCAAATTATGGTTTTACTGTTCCTCAAGGAAAGCGTGAATGGTATCGAAGATTAAGGAAAAAAGACTATAGTATCTTTTTTGAAGAATTAAATAGGTGGGGAGTTGAATCACCCCCTAAACTAGGAACAATTGGTCTTTGCAAATCAGAAGATGGTTATGGAATGGCTGCATGGTATGAGGAAGGATGGATAAGCTATCAAAAAACATTAGGCGGCCAAGTGGTGATTTGGTCTCCGCTAAACGCCCTTTTGGTCGAAGGCTGTTATTACCAACGGAAGTAGAATTATGTGATGTTTTAGGAATAACTGAAGATGAATATTGGGTATTTGTAGATTCAACTGCTGCTTATAACGGGCAAAGACCCAAAGGCTATGAATTAATACCTGATATACGTTCTGAACCTGTCACTATTCTTGGCTTTACCATAACCCAAACAATGTGGGTTCAAGTAGGAATTGCTGTAGTTTCTGCGGCTGTTTCTTATGCTTTAACACCAAAACCTAAAGAACAAAAATCAGGTGGTTCAAGAAGAACGGCTGATTCAATTGGCAATAGTAAATTTGCACCACAATCTGCTTTTAATTCTGTTCAGCAGCTAGCTCAGATAGGTGATGCTATTCCTTTGATATTTACTAATCAAACAGTAGAAGGCGTTAATGTTTTTGGTGGTCTAAGAGTTAATAGTCAACTTTTATGGTCGCAGTTTGTAAGTCTTGGGAAATATCAACAATTAAAAGCACTTGCTTTGTTTTCTCATGGAAAGATTTCAGAAGATCCTGAATATGAAGGCTTTGCTGTAGGAGATACGCTTTTAAATACTTACAATTCTTACAAAGTAAAACTTTATTTTAAAAATGGCAGCAATTCAGGTAACAACAGAATTGTTAAAAATGATGCTTACACTCAATCAAAATTAATTATTCCTCCTGCTCAAGATCGTCAAGATCCTTTTGAAATAGGTGTTCCAAATAAAGCAAGTAGTGCTGTTCCTTTATCAACAAGTAAATCTTTTAGTGGGACAAGAAACCCAACAACACAAACAACTTTTGGAACATTCGCTCCAATGCCTAATGCTCAAATTGTTAGGCTTCCTTATGAATTAATTCGTGATCCTAGAGGTTCTTCAAAAGAATCAATTAAGGACATGATGAGAAAAAGGAAAAAGGTTGAATTTGCTAGATGGCCTGTTAGAGCTGGAATTATTAAAGTTGGAAATAACACAACAAAAGGATTACATTCAGTTAATGAAGGCGATGAAATAAAATATCAAATTGTGGGGATTTATCCTAGTGGGGAGGCAAATGCCTTACAGCGTAAATATGATGCAGATAGAAATACTCCAGGTTATCAAGTTGTAACGGGTAGAGGTAATGCAGATGCTTTTAATTATAGGCCGCATGGAGTAGATGATGTTGATAGTTTAACAACATCAATCAGAGAAAATATTGATAATTTATTAGCAGTTGGAGAACAATATTTATTTGGGACGGCTATTGTTATCTGTACGGAAACTGATGATCCTGTTCCTTATAGAATTGAACACGGAAAAGTTTACACGTTTAAAGTTGTTGAAGCTGGGCAAATTGATTTACCTGTTAATGGTCAAGACTTAGGAGTGCATTGTGATAATCCTGAATGGTATGACCCTAACCATAGAGGTTTTGGCAAAGGTGGTAGTTCTGATAGAGATGCTCTTTATAGCTTAAGTGATTTAGCCCCTATCTTTTGGCAACAAGTAATTAGTGGAACTGAATTTAATTTTCCAAGAGGTGAAAAAGATTTATATTATTCACATGATATTTATTCAAATTTAAAAATTGCATTAGCAACTGTAACTAATAATAGAAAATGCGATGTTACTGAAATAGGTATTAAATCAACTGTTTATAAACGTATTCAATTTGCAAATGTAATGAGTCAACCTAACGAAGAAGCATTAAGAGAAGCATTTGAAGATGGAACACAAATAGGATTAGGACAGCTCCAAACTTATGCAGATAGGATCTCATTGTTTATGCTTCAAGCAAGGCAAATAGGAGACTCTAATTGGCAAGATTTAAAAAATACTTTATCTAATCATACTGGTTTATTTGCTATTAAAGGCAATACACCAGAAGCACAATATAACGCCATAACTATTTCACATCCTGACCTTGAACAATATGAATATAGATTTAAACCTTTTCCTGGTAATTATATAACTAGAAATGAATTATGGGATAAATTATATAATTTATTGGCTACGGATGCAAGTGGTGAAGCTCAAACTTATCATTTTTCAGCAAGTACTTCTTTTGGAACCTTTGATGTTGCGTTTACAGGAAATGAAGGTTTTGTTATTACACAAGATGTTGCTTGTAATCCTGAATGGCAGTTAGGAGAATCTACTGTTAGTACAACAGGAACAGTTCAGAATGTAAGAACTTCAGGAGGGTTGACAAGTTGGGTTGAAAATTCAAGTTTTAACGGAACAATTACAGAACAAAGATGGGAAACAGTTGAATATCACAATCAAGATTATAACAAACAAATTGTTTTATTCAATCAAATTAATATGCCCGTTCCAGGTTATACAGGGCATCAATGGTCTTTATATGGTTTTGGGCCAGAACTAATACATTATGGATTTCCTAATACAAATGGTGCTTGGCCTGATGTTTATTTTCAGAGTGGAAATCGTAGATATATAGTTTTAAATCCTGCTACTTATTATCATCCTGCTGATGCTGCAAATCCAAATGGGAACAACCATAAGTTTTGGGTAGGTGAGCAACTTTATAGAACAGTAACAACACAAATACAAGCTTTAACACATTTTAATGGACCCGTATCAGTTACGGGAGGCAGTGGTACTGGTCTAAAAGTTAATTTGCTTGTTCAAAAGTATGAATATGAAACAGGAAACTATTATTACAAAGCAAGTTGGTCTCTCGATCAAACTAATTTAGGTTCTGGCTATGTGAATGGTGAAACTGTTAAAATTCCTTGGACAAAGCATGATGGATCTGCTCAGAATATTAATGTAAAAATAGATGTTACTGCAAGACAAATAACAACAAGAGCAGCACAAAACTTTAATCCTTTTGACGTTTTAACTGATTGGAATGTTTACGAGGGAGATGAAAACAGTAATCGTAATAATCCTGAACACGAAATAGTTTATGTAAACGAAATACTAAAGCCAGAAACAAACCAAAGCGATGTAGAACAACCTGCAAAATATAGTGATTTAGCATTTGCTGGCATAAGAATAAATAGTTCAAAAGAGTGGACAAACTTTAGCCAGTTTTCTGCTTACTTTAAAAAAGGAATAGAGATTGAAAAGCCATCTGGAGCGACAGGAGCTTCTAATTTACTGCCTGAAATTGCTTATGCCTTGTTAACAAGTTCAAAAATAGGAGCTGGAAAATTAGTAGGAGCATCTTCTGTTGACAGCACAGCAATGGCTGACGCTGCTGATTTTTGTCAGAAAAATAAGTTTTTCTGGGATGGAACTATTAGCACTAAATTAAATTTAAGGGATTTTATTTTTGAACACGCTGGATATTGTTTATTAGATTTTACAATTATTGGAGGCAAGTTTAGCCTTAAGCCTTCTGTTCCTGTTAATTCAAATAATAAGATTGATAAGAGAGTATTACCTGAAATAAAATGTCTTTTTACTGATGGTAATATCAAAGATTTACAAGTTAGTTTTTTAAGCCCAGAAGAAAGGCAAACATTTAAAGCTGTTGTTGTTTATAGAGAAGAAAAAGTAAATGGTTTTCCTGAAACGAAATCATTATTAATTAGGGAAAAAGATCCTGATGGCTCCGATACAGATCCTATTGAGACTTTTGATTTGTCTGGTTTCTGCACATCTAAAGAACAAGCACAATATTTTGCTTATTTTGCTATTAGATCAAGACGTTTAATTGATCATGGTCTTACTTTTCAAACAGCTCCTCAATATGTGCAAGGTTTAGCCCCAGGTGACTATTTTAGATTAGTTAGTGAAGTTAGTCATACTTCAAGGTTTAGAAATGGTGCAAAGTTAGATGATGGAACAATTGTTAGTAAAGATGATGTAGCTGGTTCTGAATCTGTTTACTATTGGGAACCAGGAACAGAAGGTGTTAAATTTTCAACTCTTTCACAAGCCCCAAATGGTGTTTTATTTACCGTTAAAAACACAACAACAGAAAACAAGGTTTATAAATGTGAGAGCATCTCCTATGGTGAAGACGGTTTACTAGAAGTGGCTGGTAGTTATGTTCCTGTTGAGCCTTCAACACTGCCAAACGGAAACCCTAATCCAACAAAAGGCCAGCTTAAAGTTATGCAAAACTGGGGTTTAAAAGGAACCGATGGTGAGTATGACGCTTCAAATTTTATTGTTTCTGAAAATCAATGACAAGCCCTAAGCCATTCCCAAGTATTAAACCAACTTCCAGAAGTTATAACCCTGGGACATATCCAAGTACCACGTTTGAATCGTTAGACGGTACGAAAACACATATTCGTTACGGCAATAAAAGAGTTAATGCAACCTTGAGCCTTGGCTTTTCAAACATTACTGATGCTGAAGCAGCTTTAATTCTTGAGAATTATGAGGATGTTAATTCTACTTGGGATTATGTGACTTTTACTCCTACTGATGGTGTTTCTGGTGTCTCTGATAGCAAAGAAGTTGCTGGTCAAACAAATCCTGCTAGTAGTCTTCAATCTTTAGTAAAAGAAGGTGGTACTGGACTTTTATGGCGTTATTCTGGGCCTCCTTCTGTTACAAGTACCTTTAAAGGTATGAGCAATGTGAGCTGTAGTTTTGTTGCTTGCCTAGATGCCCCTTAGAATAAACACAACGTTTTGATTTTTTAGGTCGTGGCTTTTTATAGCGGAAAAGATGGTCAACTTCTGATTGACAATGTAAAAGCTGCCAAGGTTCAATCTTGGTCTTTTTCTAGTTCACAAGCTGTTCTTGAAACAACTTCTTTAGAAGACACTGATAGAACGATTGTTCAAGGAATTAGAAGTTATAGCGGTAGTGCAAGATTGTTTTACTATCAAGCTTCTGCTGGGTCTGGCGGAGATGTCACAACGTTAATTAATAAGTGTATTAAAGCTGGGAGTGAAGCTGGTGACGGAACGGCTGCTGACTCTAGCTCTGCCTTGTTAAAATTAAAAATTGCTGATGGTTCTGCAAATGGTCGTTTTATTACTTTTTCGACTTTAATTACTGGAATATCAATGAATAGTGCTGTTGGCGAAGTCTTAAGTGCTGATATTAGTTGGGAATCAAATGGAGCACCTACAGAAGTATCTATCTAAATCATGGGTGTTTATTTTGGGCAATCGGGTGAAATAGCCCTTAAAAGAGATGCACTTCAGTCTGCTTTGCAGACGAAGTTAGATCCTTTTGATGTAAACACTTCAACAAAGAGATTTAGTGTTGACCATAGTTCTGGTTCGTTGCTGACAGGAGATGAAGTAGAAATTGAAACGGTTGATGGTTCAACTCTTGAATTAGTTAACGGTCATAGTTATCCAGATGGAAAATGGTTTATTAATGTTGATCCTATGGGTGGGATTCGTTTATATGACACATTCCCTAAAGCGATAGAAGGATTACAAGCAAACGCTTTGACTCTCGTTACTCCTAGTGCTGCAAAAGATGTCTTAATAAGGACTCGAAATGAAAGGTATAGGCATGTCGCCAATGTTCGAGATTTTGAGATGACGACGAGTAGGGAGCAAGTTGATTTGACAAATCTTGGAGATGAATTTAGGAATCAATATGAGGCTGGATTAATTAGTGGTCAAGGTTCAATGAGTTGCATTTGGGAGCATAGTTATGACACAGGAGATAGAAAGAATGAATATGGCAGCGATCCAGAATTTCCTTTTTATCTTGCTCAATTAATTGTTAGAACACAGCAAGGATCAGATTTTGATGGTCTGTTTTACATTTACCGTGATCCAAATAATTCTGCTAAAAACGTTTATTACGAAGCAAACTGCATCATTACCAATGTTGCTGTAAGTGTTAGTCCTGCGGAAGTTATTGAGACTAGAGTTGAATTTGTAACTAATGGAGTTATTCGATTAAAGACTGGAGAGACTGCTGGTTATCTCTTACAGGAAAATTCAGATAAAGTTTTACAAGAAGATGAAAGTCCCATATTGCTCGAACAGGTTTAAACTATTGCTAATGGTTTTTAGTTCGTAGTCAATGGCTGATCTACAGATAAGCAATCTGCCTTCCTTAGCAGAAGCAGGTATTCAAGCAACTGATGTATTAGCCCTAGCGGATCTCAGTGCTACCGAGACAAAAAAGGTAACTGTTAAAGATTTAATAGCTGCTGGTGCGGCTCTTGTTGATTCGGGGGATATACCTGCTGCTAAGGTTGCAACGCCTTTTGCTGCTGATGCTGTTGCTACAGCAACGATTCAAAATTTAGCGGTAACTGCTGCCAAGATTGCGAATGGAACAATAACTGCAACTCAAATAGCAGACGCAACGATAACTGGAGCGAAGTTAGTTAACGATACTGTTACTGCAACACAGATAGCTGCTAATGCGATAACTGCTTCTGAGTTGGCTGATGATGCTGTAGATGAAGCAGCAATAGTTTCTAATGCTGTCACTGTTAATAAGATTGCTAATACAACTGTTACTTATGCAAAGTTAAATCTTAGTGATGGCGACATTCCTGGGGCAAAGATCGCAACAGGTGGAATTACAGCAACACAATTAGCAGCAAATTCTGTAACTGCTTCTGAACTTGCTGACAATGCAGTTGATACAGCAGCCATTGTTGATGGAGCTGTTATTGCAGCAAAGATTGCAACAAACACGATCACAGCAAATCAAATAGCTGCAAATGCTATTGGTGCTAGTGAGTTAGCAGATAATGCAGTTGATACAGATGCAATAGCTGATGGTGCTGTTACCTCTCAAAAACTTTCTGGAGCGTTAACTTCTGGTGCTTTAGCTGATAATTCAGTTATCACAGCCAAGATTGCTGATGATGCTGTCAACAGTGCCAAGCTTGCAGCAAACGCTGTTGATGCAGCAGCTTTAGCTGATAACGCTGTTGATTCTGGAGCGATAGCTAG